GACCCAATCGCAGCAGCAGCCCCAGTCGTGGAGCAAGCTAAGACAGGCCAATACAACGTCACACAGGATTTTATCCTGAAAGCTGATATCAAGATTACAGCCGAGAATGGGGCAGACGCATTCAACTCCTTCCAAAAGCAATTGAATGAAGAGTTGTTTACAAACATGTTCCAGAACAACCTAAAGGCGAGTCAAGCCACTTATGCAGACTTTGTGAGGTAATATGACACTAGCAATCAAGATTGGTGATGATACTTCAGCAGTGCAGGGGTTGATTTATTTTGATGTCGTAACTCAATTCAGTGAGGATGTGAGTGGAGATGTTGCAAACCATCCGCTGGACATGGGAGCATCTATTGTTGACCACTACTCTGCAAAGAATATCTCTTACCAATTGAAGGGTGTCTTGAGTGCTGTAGATTTGACAGGGGTTAGTGGTAAAGTTAGGGTGGATGGGAAGTTGCCGTCAAATGCAGCAGACCAACCACAAACCCCTACAATACTAGACTTTGCTGTTGGGGTGGCTAAATATCTCCCCGGAAGTGTATCTCAATTCTACAAGACAGCAATCCCTGAAGTTGTAGATGGTGGCAGCCGGACAAAAGCAATCAACCATGTGAGAGATACTCTGCGTGAGGTTATGTCTGGTGTCCAGTACAGCAACACACTGAAGCGCTATCAAAACAAAATGACAACTTGCACCATCTACGAAATGGATGGTAGCAGTATTGTTGCACAACATACAGACTTGGTTATCACCAAATTCTCAGTAGATGAAGATGTGGACACAGGGGACTCTCTACCAATCTCTATGTCGCTAGAGAAAGTCAGGTTTGTGTCTATTGAGAAGGTAGAGCCAAAGAGCAAGCCAAAGACACGTAAGACAGTCAAGAAGGGTGTTAAAACCCCACCTAAGCAGCAATGCACAGCAGCCAATGGCGAGGCAGCAGGAGCTTCTAGTGTGGCTGGAGAGCCCCGTTTAGACAGCGTGGACAACATCTTTGGTAAAACCTTCAAACGTTATAAAGGGTGGACTGAATAATGGCATGGCAAAGTATTGCACTTCCGCTCTATGAAGACGAGGACTTCTCCTACTCCACAACCCTAGAGGGTAATACCTATATTATACGGTTGTATCTTAACCGCAGAGTTGGTGAGTGGTATCTTGATTTGTCTACAGATGATGGAGAACCCCTTGTAACAGGTACTAAGCTTGTCCAATTTTACCCAATGCTCTTAGATTACCGCATTCCAAATCTGACTGGGTTCATGTGGTTTCAGACTAAGAACTCTGGTGTAGTTGCAGACAAGTCTGTACTGCCTGGGTATTACGAATTGTTCTATATGTGGGATGAGGAATGATTGTACAACGAGACAGAAATTATGTTCTACGTGTTGGAGAGCTTGGTAAGCAAACTCTGGTCATCTCTGGCTTGCAGATTTCGTTTACTGTAAAGAAGTCTTCAAACAACAAACAAAAGGGTAATAACGCCTCTGTCTCTATTTACAACCTCTCCCAAGAGAATAGGGACATTATTGAGGGCAAGAACATCCATGTATCCCTGGATGTTGGATACGCGGACACGGGATTACATAACCTGTTCACAGGGCAGGTAACTTGGGTTGTCTCTAAAAGACAAGGTTTAGATATTGTCACAACATTGACACTAGATACTCTCTACTCTGCAATAAATAATCGTATGGTTGGCTCACTGGTATCTCCAGGCGCATCCGTTAAAACTTTGTTGCAACGTGTAGCTAAAGATATTCCAGAAGTCTCTAAGACCAAATTTGTCGGCAAGACTCTGGACAGAAAGCTGCCAGACGGTTATCCATACAATGGTACACCAAGGCAAGTTCTTTCTGAGATATGTGATGCTTATGGTTTGGAGTGGCAAATTGATGGGGATGTGCTAACTGTCTCAGATTACGGGTATAGCACAATGACTAATGCAGAAGCTTTCCTTCTCAACGAGATGTCAGGGTTGTTGGAGCGTCCGACTATTGATGAGGTTGATAAGCCAAAGGTACACCGTAAGAAGGGTGTGGAAACACCCAAGGTGCGCGGTAAGCGTGGCCTGAGTATTACTTGCCTACTGAATCCTGTAATCCAAGCAGGAGGCACCATCAAGTTGGAGTTCGGGGATTTGTCCGGGTATTACAAGGTTATTGAGCTTACACACTCTGGTGAGATGTATGGGGATAGATGGGAAACTACTGTGTCCTGCATCGGAAAGGAAAACTAATGTCTGAAACATCACTAGGTGAAGTTATCCGTGGTCTTATTGATGACAGCCTAGCTAGACTTAATACCGCAATCCCAGGAACTATCGTAGCAGTTAGGCAAGAAGCCGGTGGAACTATCGTTGATGCTCAACCTAGTATTCACCTCCTTGCAGAAAATGGCGACACCCATCCACGCTCTGTTGTCCTTAATATTCCAGTTGTAATGCCATTCTCTTCAACCGGGGGTTTGCAGTTTGAATTGAACGTGGGGGACACAATATTGCTAGTCTACTCACAAAGGGGGCTGGAGCAATGGAAAGTTGGAGATGGCAAACCAACAGCCCCACCGGATCGTAGAATGTTTGATGTCAGGGATTGTATTGCTGTCCCGTGTATCTTTCCAAAGCAAACTACAAAAGCCCTCCCCTCTCGGCATACATACCCACACTCTCCATCTGATGTTGTCTTAGTCCATAATATTGGCAAGGCTAATGAGGTGGAAATTAGGCTTAAGAAGAGTGGGGATGTTGTCATTAACACAAACAAGAATGTCACAGTTAACTGCACAAATACAACAACGAATTGTACAGCAGCAGTAATTAACGCCACAACAACTACAGTTAATGCCACAACTACGATTAATGGTAATACTACAATCAATGGTAATGTCATTATCTCTGGCACGACAAACATGGCAGGAGCGCTCACAGTAGCAGCACCAGCCACGGCTACCATAATGACTGCCCCGAGTGTTGTTGCTGTAACAAGCCTGACAGTTTCTGGTAAGCAGATGAACAATCACGTCCACGGTGGTGTATCCACTGGCACGGGTAACACAGGAGTACCAGTTTAATGGATTTACTTCTTGATATGGATTCAGGAGATTTGCTATTTGCGAATGGCGAATGCCTTACAACACAAGACTATGTACAAGCTGTGCAGCAACGTTTGTTTATCACACTACGTACATTTGCTGGAGAGTGGTATTTGAATACCGACCACGGTGTTCCCTACTTCCAAAGTATTCTTGGAACTAAGAATAGCAAAGAGGCTGTTGACCTTATATTCCAACAGAAGATTCTGGGCGAGCGTGGCGTTCAGGCGATCACAGAGTTCTCATCCAGCGTCAATGCAAATCGCATCTACACACTGAATTTCAAAGTCACTGTTGCAGGGCAAGAAGTTCAAGTTACAAATTTTGAGGCAGGGGTATAATGGCTGGAGTTACACAAACAGGTTTTGTCACCAAACGTTTTCCAGAAGTATTGGAAGGATTGCAAGAGAAGGCAGTCGCTGTCTTCCAAGATGTTGTTCCTGTAGGTGATGTTGTAGATACATCAGACAGCACAACCTTGGGACGGCTGATTGGGCTTACTACACCAGCTATTGCGGAGGTTTGGGAGGCAATGCAAGAAGTTTATTCTGCATTTGATCCTAAATCCGCATCGGGTGTTGCACTAGATAATCTAGTAGACATTGGCGGCATGTCTCGTATTACAGGCTCCCCAACATCATTCTCTGGTGTGGTTTGGGGAGATGTCTATACCGAGATTCCAGCCAATTCCGCTGTCAAGTCATCCTCAACACAAACGCAGTATAGCAGCAGAACAGATTTGATTTTGACGCCTAGTAACACATATGGTGTTGGTGTTGAGATTACAGATACAACCATTGGTAATGTCTATGAGATTACCATTATCCATCAAAACCAAACTATCACGCTGACTACAACAGCTATTGGTGGTGACACAGATTTAATCATCTTCCAACGGTTGCTTACACAACTAGGCGTCAATGCAGATATTGGTGGTGTTGTGGTTGGCAATGTTCTGCGGTTCTACGTTAAACAGCATTATAGCAGCTTCAACGCTTCTGTAACTGGGGATTTGCTGTTGACAAAGATTGCACATCGCTTGCAATTTTACGCTCTGGAAGATGGTACAGCAGTTCCGGCAATTGGCTCTGTGGATACTATCGTGACTTCTGTACTGGGTTGGGATGTAGTTAGTAACCCAATCAAAGCTACGGCAGGTAAGACCAGAGAAGCTGATGAGCAACTGCGCACACGATTCTCTGAGAGCAAGTATCTGAGGGCTCAGAACACAATAGACTCGCTGTATTCAGAAATCCGCGAGATTACGGGCGTCTCT